CTCCATAATCATCTGTTTTGCCTTCGACTGGATCGCAAGAACATCAGCGACGGTGAACCCGGTAACGAAAAGACCTTGTGCCATGACAACGGAGCCGCAGGTGTCAACGGATCAACCGGATGAATGAACGAGCCAGAGAGGCCGACCGACGCTTGCGCCACACGCCATCGCCTGCATTGCTGTCGCGTTGGCCACCGCCGTTGGTGTTCCCCTCGATGCATTCGATCGAGTCCGGTGAAATCTGGTCCTTTACGACGATGCCGATGTGGGAAAACTCGAAAACTACGAGGTCGCCAACTTTCGCGAGCATGCCTTTTTTCAAGATCGCCAGCCCTTTTTCCTTCGCCCATCGCTCGAAATCGAACGCCCCAGCCGTCTTGGGCCGCCAGTTTTCGACAGAAAGGTTGTTACGTAACAACAATTTCTCCCGAACTTCCGGCGACTTGAGCCATTCGCGGATGATCCAGCAGATAAACGCCGCACACCACGGCCATGGGGCGGGTTTGAGCCAGGTGGCGGATTGGTATTCGACGATGCGGGGGCCACAGTTGTTGCCGCCTACTTCATGCACGCCCATTTCGTGGGTGGCGATTTCCAGGAGTCGTTTGATCGGGTCCATGAACCCGATGCGGCGTCAACTGAAAGCGATCCCAGACTGATCGCACTGGCATGATAAGATTACGACCCCCGCAGATACGCCTGCCATGCCAGCGCGGTGGGCTCATCGGGAAGCCAGATCGCTTTGGATTTGCTTCCTTTGTATCCCGCATAAGCAGCCACATCGTAGGTGTCGGGATTTCCCAGCCATCCGCTCTGGAGGCTGAGCTTTTTCAGGGATTTCTGCGTGCTGGCGGAGGGATGGGATGAGGAGCCGATATTTGGCAACTCGCTTTTGAAGATGCTCGAAGAACTCTGGGCCGAGGCGACACCCAGGCGCTGCTTGACCGCCGCGAGCAGGAACGGGACGACAACATCCATGCTTTTGCCAACCCCATGTCCCTGGATCTTTTGCAGTGCAACCGTCCACGGGGCTTTGCCCTGTCCCCGCTCCGCGTTTTCCAGCGAGCCTTTGACCCAGTCGGGTTTGTCCGTCCCTCCGATGGCAAAGAACATCGGAATCTCCATGGTCTTCGCCGAAGTTTCGCCGCCGGGGCCGCATGTGCCGGTCGAACTCGCGAACGCCGCCACACGGTCGGGAAAAAACACGCAGTAGCGGGCCGAGACATTCGAGCCGGCCGACACGCCCCAAAATGCAAGCGGTGCCTTCTTGAGCTCCGCTTTGCCGCTCAACTCGCTGAGATGTTCCACGGCGCTGTTGATGCATTTCGCCACTTCTCCGTGGGCGTCGTTCTGGTAAGGGAAGGGCTCTCCGTTGCTGAATTGGCAGGCCAGAATGGCGAAGTCGAGGTCGGTCGCCAATTTCTGCCAATGGGGAGCATCGGCCATCCCCCGACCGTCGCCATGTCGCCCGGGAATCAAAACGAGAACTCCGGAGAGTGGTTTTGTTATCTCTGGAATCCAGCCGCGAAAAGCCACGGTGTTGATCTGGACTTCCTTCAGAGGATCCGCCGCCCAATCGTGAGTGACCGCATCCACCTTGTCGCAGAATATCGTGGTGAGTATCGCCACGCCAAAACCCAAACAAAATGCTTTCATCGAAGGAGATAATTGCCCATCACGCCAACGCAGGAAAGAAGGAACTAGTTCGCGGCTGGCTCTTCCGCACCGGGATCCGCTGCTGAAAACTCCCGGCCGACCAGCTTGAGCATGACGACGGCCACGACCTGCATGGCCTCGCAGTCCCAGAGGTGGTTTGGGCGGTTGCCGATCTGCCGCCACAGCCATTTCCCTCCGTCCTTGACCCGGTGCTCGCTTTCCATCTGGGCGAGGTAGTCGTCGTCGATGTCGTCGGGCACTTCCCAAGTCGCCCCTTTTTCCGGGCGTTGGTTGCGCCGTAGCCGGGCGAGGATGTCTTTGCAGTTGAGGTTCGACCAGTAGAAGACCGAACAGCTTTTGTTGTGGCCGAGGACCACCTTTCGGCGGGGCGAGTAAAACCGGTGGACGGATTTTCCGTCGCGGCCCCGGTGGACGAATGTCGGGCGGCGGTCGCCGATGAGCGCCGTCCAGCCGTATTCCGCGCACTGGCGATAGACTTCATAGGCAGCGTGGCCGGCATCCAGGAACACGAGGTTCGGGTGGACCGTGAACCGTTCCTGCAACGTGCGGATGTCCTCGAACGTGAGGATCCTCTCGTTCCAGATGAGGCGGGAGGAACCGTTGGCGCTCCAGGCCCGGACCACGGCGAACAGGTGGTCCATTTGCACGTCCACGGTGAGAACGCGAAGCGGTGCGGAAATCGCGGCCGGGTCATACGGGCCGGGGATGATGCGGCCGGTTTTGTCGAAGGCCGCCTCCTCATCCCATAGCTCGCCCTTCCGGTAGCCGGTGCGTTCGATTTCCAGTTTGTAGTCCTCGCTGGTTTCCCTCCACGGGATCGCGAGCCGCTTTTGGTAAAATTGTTGGAGGAGGGAAAAATCGCCCTGCCTGGAAACCGCCTTGGCCCGGAGGTAAAGCTCTGCGAGCCGTCCCCAGCTCATCGCGCAGAGGGAATTCCAGTGGAACCCGGCATTCTCGGGCGAGGCGTGCGGGTTCTGCGGAACGAATTTGCCGGTCGCGTTGAGTTCGCGCCGGACCCGGTCGGTATCCTCAAAGTAGTGGTTGCAGCCGTCGCAGCGCAGCGAGGTGGTCTGGCGCACTTCACCATAGTCCCATTCGTAGTCATCCCGGCGGGCAGATTTGCTCCACTCGACGTTTTCCCATTTGAACGGCTGGCGCGTGCCGCACTTCGGACAGGCAAACGTCCATTCCCGCTGGTCGGTTGTCTCGAATTTCCGGGATGTGTCGTCGCCTTCCTCCCCGGCCTGGCTCATGAACAGGCATTTGCCAAGCCACCCAAATGCGGTGACGCGGGCTTCGGCTTCGGCCATGTGGCCGGGCGGGTACCGCCAGCATTCATCGGCAATGAGATAGCGGATCGAACGCCGCTGAAGGTTCGTCTTGTTGTGAGCCCCGAGGATCCAGAGCGTCATGCCGTTTGAAAACTGGATCGCAGCGGTTTTCTTTTTGTGCCGATCGCGGGGGTAGAGCGCACGCACCGGGGCGCATTCATCGAACAGCTTCTGGAGGCGGGATTCGCTTTGGTCGCGGGCGTCCTCGTCGGTCTGGTCAAGCCAGAGCGCGGGACCGGGAAGGTTCGCGATGATGTAGGAAATGCCGATCTCGCCCACGCTCGTCTTGCCGCACTGGATGGCGGCGATGATCGAAACGATGCGCACGCTTGGATCCACCAATGCCTCCAGCGGCTCGCGCAGCCAGGGCGAGTGATCCGAGCGGAACCGACCCGGGACCGGCGAATATGGGATCGAGGCGATGTGCTCCTCCGCCCATGCCCACGGTGGACGGCGATCCGGCGGCCGCCAGACATCCCGCCATATTTTATCCAGCTTGTTCGCCGTCATGGAGGATTGCCGCGAATTCATCCACGGCGATGGAAAGCTCTTTGCGGATCGCAATCGCATCGAGCCCGGAAAGGATCGGCGGGATTTCCTGTTCGAGCCGTTTGCGCAGGAGCGCCACGGCCTGCCCGACGTGGTAGGCCCACCGGGTTTTCACATCATCAAGGAGCACGTATTCGCCCTGCTTCACCTGGAGCCGGAACTCGCGCTCCATCACCTCGGCCAGCAACTTCCGGGCTTTGAGCGACGACTCCACATCCGACACGTCCTCTTCGTTTTTGAGCCCGCGCTGTTTCACGAACTCCCGCCAGACAGCAACTTCATGCGTGCCGTTCGCATTCGCCTCCGGTGCGCCTTCGAGTTTCCGCCAAGCATGGATCGCCTGCCTCGTCACCCCGAGCGCCTCGGCCAATTCGTTGTAGTTGGCCGCGAGCGTGATCCCGCTCGCCACCGATCCGGCGGCCATCGCCTGGAGCATATTGCGCTCGGAGCGCGTGAGCTTTCCTCCTCCCTGAACCCGCTGGATCAGGTTGGAGAAATCACGGTTGAGAAGTTTGCGCGCTACCTCGGGTGGAATCGGTTCCATCCACGCGGGATGGAGTCAACTATCCGGCCTTACATTTGCGATACGAGACCAGACAAGCGAGGAATGACGCCACGCAAACGGCCTTCAAAAGCAGAAGCGGCCACGGCTCCCACCATGCGCCGGTTTTCATTTCGATGAAGTCGGAGATGCCGAACAACAAAAAGCTCACTGAGGCCCAGATGGAAAACCGGCGGTATTGGCGATGCTTCACCGCCTTGATTGCCAGGATGAGGGCAATCACAACCCACATGATGCCTTCGCAGAGATTGAAGATTTGATCTATTTCCACTTACTTTTTGCGCCCGGAGATCACCAGTAGGATTGCCTTGAGCCCATAGCCGTTGGGCATGTTACGGGCGATTTCCCAGTTCTGGAGAGTGCGGATGGAAATCCCGAGATGATCGGCGGCGCCCTGCTGGGTGAAACCATTTTTCGCCCGCCAGCGCTGGATCGTCCGTTGGAATTCCTTCCGCGTCATGGCGGCGATCCTACGCGAGACACGCACACGGCTGTCAAGCGGTTGACAGCGTTGGGGAGGCTGTGACCGTCCACTGCGCACATAACCAGCTCGTTGATCCCCGGAAACTCAAACCGAACCCGGTCAACCCGAACCGCCACAGCGCCCACCAGATCCAGCTTCTGGCTGCGATCATCCAGGAACAGGGGTGGCGGTCGCCGATCACGGTGAGCAAACGCAGTGGGCTGATCGTCCGCGGCCACGGTCGGCTCGAGGCCGCCCTGCTCATCGGCTGCGAAACCGTGCCGGTGGACATCCAGGATTACGAGTCCGAGGCGGCGGAACTGGCCGACCTACTCGCCGACAACCGGCTTTCGGAACTGGCCGAACTCGATGAAGACGATCTCAAGCGGGTCGTGGACAAGCTGCGGGAGAGCGATCCCACGTTCGACATCGAACTGACCGGCTTCATGGAGGACGAAATTGCAAAGCTGTTCTCCGAGGCAGATCCCGCCGAAGACCTCGAAACAATCCCTCGCATGGAATGCCAGGCGTTTGAGCACCACGACTATCTCGTTTTCATGTTTCACGACTTGAGAGACTGGATGCTCGCGCTCCAACTTATCGGCGTGAAGGAAGTGGATTATTCAATCACCCGCAAAACCAAGAAAATCGGCATCGGCCGTGTCCTCCATGGAAAAAGACTCATCGAACTCGCGCAAAAAGCGGCAACAGAATCTCCAACCGCAGGGTAGTGAAAGTGGTGTCACGGCGGACTCATACCCCGCAAATCCGGGTTCAACTCCCGGCCCTGCAACCATTCCGGAATTCCCCGAGCTCCGTCCGATTGCGATCCGTGTCGTGGTCATGAGCCGCAGCCGCCAGCGGTCGATCACAACTCACCGGCTGTTCCCGGCGGCCACCCTCGTTGTGCCGGAATCTGAAATTGCCAGCTACGCGCACGTCCCGCTTGAGAAAGTTGGGATCCCCGATTCGATCAGCGGAGTGAGCGCCGTGCGGAATTGGATTGTCGCCCACTTCCCCGAGGAATGCCTCGTGATGATGGACGATGACGTTTCCGCCGCCATGTGCATGGTCGCCCTGAAGGTTCGAAAGCTCTCGGTCGATGAAACCGCCGCCATGGTTGAAAACACGGCCCGTTGTGCGTTCGGGGCCGGGGCGAGGCTTTTCGGATGGCATCAGCGCAGCGATCCCCGGCTGCTCCAACGCAATGATCCGTTCGGCGTGCATCACTGGATGGGCGGAGCGGTTGGCGTAATCGGGAAGGAAGTGAAGTGGGACGAACTCCTCAAATGTAAGTGCGACATCGACGCCACTCTCACCGAGCTGATGGTCAATCGCCTCGTATTCAACGAAGCCCGGTTCTGCTTCGCCCAGGAGCGCGACAAAAACCTCGGGGGCAATTCCCTGTTCCGGTCGGAGGAAAGGATCGCAGCCGAGAAACGCTACCTGAAATCGAAGTGGAAGGCCCACATGCGGTTCGAGAAATACAAAAGCCAGGACCGGGTGGTCGTGGACGTTCACCGGCGGCAGTCGGTCCACCTGGACGCATGACGATGCTACACCCTCAATGCACCCCCGGAACTGCTACGCCCCCGCGCCTGCCCCGCGCTACCCTTTTAGACATGAAGGAAATGGTGACAATTAGCGATGGACTCCACGTTTTCTCCGCGAGAGGAGGAAGGCATGGGAACACCACTATTCCGCCTTGGGCCACCTGATATGGAACTTCGCACGATCAGGAACTACAAATTCAGCGAAGTGAGCAGCGCGATGCAGAAAGCGATTCGCCGCGCCGATACCCAGCTTGCAGGATACTGGGCGCTGGAACTCTGGGCCAGCGGGTTCGGAAACTACGTGTGGAAGCGACTTCTCACCGTGAGCGCGGAAGATTGCTGGGGACTCATCACAGCGGAGGTTAAGGCGCTCCACGACTCCTACCTGATCATCAATGACAACGTGCCGGCCCGGAAAGCCAAGGGCCGGATCTTTATTTCCAAAGCTGTGATCATCCTCTGCGCGGCAAAGAAGAGCCGTGATCCCGACCACTTGCAGAATCTTGTCTATGACCAGTTGAAGGGAGTGGATGCGGATGCGCTGGCCGACGATCTCCGCAAAGCGCCCGAGTACGTGCCCATCCCCGGCTATGCGTTCGACTGCCACACCCGCAAGGGGAAGGCATCAGGGGCGACCAAAGCGCAATTCTTCTCTGCCGAGCACGCCGCCCTCCAACCGTTCCAGCCGGGCCTCTTTGATCATTTGATCGAGTGAGGCATCATGGTTTTTGCGGCTTCCGGCTCAGGTGACCAAAAAACATTGGGGGTAGGACAGTCTTTGACTCTATACCGCATTTATTGTTCCTGCATGAAAAGCAACCAAAGCCGAACTTTCAGCGTGATCTCCAGTGATGCAGGTGAACTCGAAGCTCTCACGGATATGGGGATGGCAGACGATGCGCTCAGTTTGGCGAAAAGGATTATCATGCGCCCGAGTCCTCCCCCAGCTGATGTATCAGCAGCTCTTCGAGCCATCGGAGTCCACGCACATAAAATGGAAACATGGAAGAACCGGGTCATTCGAATGGCGGATCGGCTGTCAAAAAGGACTCGTCACGCCGTTAGGGAGGATTTGCTGATCTACTTTGCGGCGATTGATGACCACGAACGTGCGGTCACATTCCTGACGGCCCCCGGTCGATTTTCCGCACAGGCCATTTTCCTTGCCGTGAAGTCACTTGTCAGCCTCCGCCGATTTGAGGAGGCCGACGCGCTCACTGTCCCGACCATGAGGGACTGCTCCGCCCCCTTTGGCGATGCATTTCGCTGCGAGGCTGCCGCAACAATGTTGGGAATCGAAGGCGAACACCTCGGCGCGCTCGTCAACCGGATCAATGCGCCGATCGAAGAAGCCATCGAGTCGGAGATTGTCCAAGGGATTCTCGAATCTGCTTGCGCTCTGGCAATTCGGCACCTGGCAACCCGCATAGAAAGAATCCGTCAGATAAGAAGAGAGTGCGCGGCGGATATTTTGCAACTAGCGGCACCTGGGGTTGGAGACGATCTTTTGGTTGGGGCGGAAAAGCAGTGTGACCAGATTCGGAAAATCCTGATCCGGCTCATACCCAAAAAGAATCATTTCCGATACCTTCTGGAGCCGATTTCTGGTGACGCGGATGAGGACGATGCCGATACCAATCCGAGAGGTCATCGTTGACCGTGCAATAGAGCATCGTTGATGCTGCGGAGTCTGCGTTCGATTTTAAGGAACAATTCCCAGCCGCCCTCAAAGAACGCTGTAGAATAACGCCCATCCATCTCCTCCTCTTCAAGTATCCTCTCGATGCCCGCGAGGTCGTCTGTGATAAGTTTATATCCATCCCACCCGTGCTTTGACGGCATCGCCAGGGGAGGCTCTGGCATTTTTTCCATAAGTTTTACGGATTCGGGCAGCGCACGGATTTTGGTGTTAGCAAGCGTCACCGCATGCTCCCATCGAAAGAGTTTCGGGGTATACCACTGAAAAAAGACGAACTCAGGGTGCGGCTTGTCGCAGTTTATCTGATTGCCGACAATTGAAATCCGATGGGCTCCAACCCCTCTCGCATTGGCGTCGTGCTTGTCTAGTCTCCAATATCTTCGACGAAGTGCGGCTATCTTGGCATCAAGAAGCTTTTCGCCACGATCCCAAAAGCATTCGAGCGAATTCTTTTTTATTAGGTTACCGACACGAATTATTCTCAATGCGGCAGTCCGGTTCTCCCGCGTTCTGATGGCATTAAGAATTTCACTGTCGAGATCGTCTTTCATAAAAGAGGGGGTTGTGATGTTATCAATTGTTTGAATATATGATTGAATGGCTTCAGCGACTCTCGGTGCCCGGACTTCTGGATGGCATGACAGCAGCCAACGTCTAATGTGCTCCTTGTATGAAAAAGCTTTATAGGATATTTTATGTGCATGCTGCGCCAATTCACCATGTGGCGTCAGGTAAACAAGACGACGTAGCGATTTATATGTGCGTTTACGCGATGGACGATCAAGCCACTCACGGTAGGCTCTCAACTGGTTTGAATGGTCGGTCGTGTTGATTTTGTTCTCGATGACAATTATCCCTCCAGCTTTGGCTGATTGAAGCACTATGTCCAAGCGCCCTCCATCGAAGGATAGCTCGCTGGAAACCGTCCAATCATCTGAGAATGAAGACGCTGGAATTTCGAGTTCCCTCAGAAAGCCTCGGAGAAATATATCGCCCTGCCCGTGGGTTTCTCCCGGCTGCAGGAGGTGCGCAATAAACGCGGAGTGAGTCGAAACCTCCTTTTCCTCAATGTTTAATATTCGGAACAGGTTGAAATTCGGTGCGACCTCAGCATGAGAATGCCTCTGCCGATTACGAAGATCGGCCACCAGCTTAAGAAGTGCTTGGGGTGAACCTTTACCCACGGAAATTCTTCTACAGCCACAGTAAATGGAATTCAACAGGTAAAAGGCGAGTGATAGGTTCTGGAGGCCAGCGGGCGCGGTCTATGGGTTGGCCCCGCGATTCTTTTGGTATGTCAGGATTTCGTAATCCCCTACACCACCCGCGCCTGCCGACTCCATTATGAGGTCGCAGCAAACGGCTTCCTACGCCTGATAAACGCAGTCCATGGGGGCGGACCGACCAGGAACATTTCCGGTGCCAACTTCGGCCACACGCGAAAAACGGGCGATAAAAATGGTGATATTCAGCGATGGACACTCGCGAAGGTTTTGCGAGAGGCCAAGGAGGATGAAAGCAAACATCCACCAACGCACAGAATACGTCGGAACGTTCACCAAAGCCACGGGCGA